TGCAAAGCACTGACGTATTAAAAGTAGAGTCAGATACAGCATCAAGTGCTGATGTTTATGTTAGCGTTGTTGATTCAATAAGTGCATAGGAGGATAAATGGATAGTTTATACAATACAATATATATCGGTAACAAACCGGGAGCAGAACAAATTTATACACACGCGGAAACGCTTGATAATAAAGATATGGTTATTGAGTCCGCAGTATTAGCAGGTCCAGTAACATTTGTTAATACCATAACAGTAACAGGAACATTGGTAATAGTTTAATGAGTAAAATAGAAGTAAATACGGTTGATGCACAATGTGGATCTACAGTTACTATTGGATCTTCAGGTAAAAATGTAAAGATTGAAGGAAATGATCTTCGTTCAAATGATTATAAAGCATCTGATGGTGGTAATATAATTAATCAAAGTGGTACTACGATTACTATCGGCGCTTCAGGAGATACTATAAATTTAGCAAGTGGTGCTTCTCAATCAGGATTTGGAAGAACAGGAACTGTAAATTGGGACACAACTGTAAAGACAGCTGGATTTACAGGTGTAAGTGGTAATGGATATTTTATAAATACAACATCAGGACCAATTACTGTAAATTTACCAGCATCTCCTAATGCAGGAGATATTATGGCACTTGCTGATTACGCAGGAACAGCAGCAACAAACAATATTACCATAGGAAGAAATAGTAGTAACATAACCGGAATTGCTGAAAATGGACTTATACAAATCAACAGAGATTCTATAACTATGGTTTATATAGATGGCACTCAAGGATGGGTTCCAGTCAATGATAATACAGGAGGACTTGTTGATCCTGCTTATGTAGCAGCTACGGGTGGAAGTGTTTCAACAGTTTGTACAGATTTTAAAGTTCATACATTTACAGGACCTGGAACATTTTGTGTTTCTAGTGCAGGTAATGCAGCAGGTTCAAATACAATTTCATATTTAGTAATAGCCGGCGGTGGTGGCGGTGGATTTGGAGGACCGGGACAAGGTTCAGGACCAGGCGGTGGTGCTGGTGGTTACAGAGAAAGTAAATCACCTTTTTGTAGTTATACTGCTTCTCCAACAGCAGCTACAGGTGGATTACCTGTTGCAGCAAGTCCCTATCCAGTTAGTGTCGGAGGTGGAGGAACTGCAGGATCAGCTCCTTCTACAGGTGGTGGTGCGGGTGCTAATTCAGTTTTTGCAGGATCATCAACTATTACATCTGCCGGTGGCGGCGGAGGTGGTGGAAGAATAGGTTCGTGTATTGGTGCAATGTCAGGAGGATCAGGAGCTGGTGGAGGTACAAATACACCTAACCCTTCTTCTATTCCTAAAGCAGCGTGCGCAGGAGAACAAGGAAATCAACCCCCTGTTAACCCTTCTCAAGGTAATCCTGGAGGAGCAAGTGATGCAGGAAAAAGAGGTGGCGGTGGTGGTGCTGGAGCACCCGGTCAACCGACTGCTTTTTCAAATATAGACCCTGCTCCATCAAGTACACCTGCTCCACCAGTTAGTCCTACAGGACCTGCTCCACCAACTGCAGGATCTGGAACATATGGTTGGGGTGCAGCTGGAGGACCAGGCGCAACAAGTTCAATTAATGGAACTCCAACAGCGAGAGCTGGTGGTGGTGGTGGCGGTGGTTATGAAAGTAGTAGTCCTAGTGGTGGTAGATTTGCAGGACCAGGAACAGGAGGAGCTGGCGGTGGTGGTAAAGGAGCGTGTGCTCCAGGTTCAGGTGCAGTTGCAGGTTCAACTAACACTGGCGGTGGAGGTGGTGGTGGAAATAATAACGGTCCATTAGGAGGTGCAGGTGGTGGCCCAGGAATAATAATAATAAGGTATAAATTTCAAAATTAATTATGACAAGTAAAATTAAAGTAGATAATATAAATAAAGTTTCAGATGATTCAAATATCATCAAAAAATGTGGCACGACAATTACACTAGGTGCGAGTGGCGATAGTATTGCTTTAGCATCAGGTGCATCACAATCAGGATTTGGTAGAACAGGAACTGTTGATTGGCAAACAACACCAAAAACTGCAACATTTACGCCAACAAATGGTGAAGGTTATTTTATAAATTCAGGAAGTGCACTTACAGCAAACTTACCCGCAGGATCAGCAGGAGCTATTGTAGCTTTTTCTGATTATGCAAGAAATTTTGCAACATATAATTTTACAATTAGTCCCAATGGATCAGAAAAAATTGGTGGAGTTGCAGCAAATGCAAAATTAAATATTGATGGTCAAGCAGCAACTTTTGTTTACGTTGATTCAACAAAAGGTTGGGTTAATGTTCAAAATGCAGAAGACACAGAACAAGGTTCATCATTTATTACAGCAACAGGCGGAACTATAACAACAGTAAATTGTGGATCGTGCAAAGTACACACATTTACAGGACCAGGAACTTTTTGTGTTTCAGCAGTATCTAATTTAGCAACTAATAATGAAGTTTCATATTTAGTTATTGCAGGTGGAGGTGGAGGTGCATCAAGAAATCCAGGTAATAATAATGGGGGTGGTGGAGCAGGAGGATTTAGAGAAACAAAATCTCCAGTAACACCTTATACTGTTAGTCCTTTAGATGGTCAGCCAAGTGCACCAAATAGAATTACAGTTACAGCTCAACCTTATACAATCGCAGTAGGTGGTGGCGGAGCTGGTGGAACACCAGTTGGCCCTTCAGGTGTAGATGGAGCTACTGGAGCAGTTTCAACTTTTTCAACAATAACATCAGCAGGTGGTGGTGGAGGAGGTAATGGTTGTACTTTACAAGCAGGTAATCCAGGCGGTTCAGGTGGTGGTGGTGGCGGTGGTGGTGTTGGTACACCTGCAAGATCAGCCGCTGGAGCAGGTAATACTCCTCCAACAACTCCACCTCAAGGTAATCCTGGAGGAACAGGAGCACACCCTAGCCCAGCAGGAGATAGTGGTGCTGCAGGTGGTGGAGGCGCTACAGCAACAGGTTCAAATAATCCATCTTCTAACGGTAAAGGTGGAGCAGGTGGAGCAGGAGCAACAACCTCAATTACAGCAAGTCCAGTGGGATATGCAGGAGGCGGCGAAGCCGGTGCATCTTGTAATCCAACCGGTAATCCAGCAGCTCCTTTTGGAGGTGGTAATGGTGGATATCCAAGTGGAGATGCATCAGCAGGAGCTACTAATAAAGGTGGAGGTGGCGGTGGTGGTAGATCGTCAGGAGGCCCAAGTGGTGGTGGTCAAGGTGGACCTGGTGTAGTAATAATAAGGTATAAAATTGGATAATTATGAGTGAAGTAAAAGTAAATAAAATTAGCCCAAGAACAGCGTGTGGTACAGTTACATTGGGAGATAGTGGCGATACTATAACTATTCCTGCAGGTGTAACACTAACAAATTCTGGAACAGCAGCAGGTTTTGGTTCTACAGGTGAAGTATCTTGGAACACAACAAAAATTACAGCAGACCCAAGCACGGCCGCAACAGGCGTTGGATATTTTACAGATACGTCAGGAAGTGCATTTAATGTAACTTTACCTGCATCACCAAGCGCAGGAAATGTTGTAGCTGTTGCAGATTATGCAAATACTTGGGAT